CTTGACTCATAACCAGGTTCAGTCGCGCGTGTATATAGAACCACTCGGATTCATGCGGGGTCGAACGTTTGATAACACTTTCGTGATAGCGGATGAGATGCAAAATAGTACCCCTAATCAAATGAAGATGCTTCTCACACGTTTGGGTGCGAACTCAAAAATGATAGTTCTCGGCGATCTTCAGCAGAGTGACCTTCCTACAAGGAATGGACTCGAAGATATCATTGATCGTGTAGATTGTATAGAAATGGATCATTTAGAATATGTAAACATGACCGATGAAGATGTATTGCGTCACCCAGCCGTGGCAGAAGTACTCGCCGTCTATAAAAATTAAATATAAACATATAACAGAATGCAAATCTTTGTGAAAACTCTCACAGGAAAAACGATCACCTTAGAAGTTGAACAGTCAGACACAATTGACAATATCAAGGCTAAAATTCAAGATAAAGAGGGTATTCCGCCCGATCAACAGCGTCTCATTTTCGCGGGTAAGCAACTCGAAGACGGTCGAACTCTCGGGGACTACAATATCCAAAAGGAGTCGACGCTTCACCTTGTCTTACGTTTAAGAGGTGGTGCACGAATGACGGCAGAAAGAATTCGTCGAATGCGAGCGGCTGGGGTACAGCTTCCCGGAGCCAGGGCAACGCGGTCACCGGCGACAAACCGTTCCAATTCCAATTCCAATTCCAATTCCAGTTCATCATCTTTCACTAGACAGGTACGAGCACGCGTTTCGTCTCCTCCATCTAATACACGTCAGATACGCTACAACTTTAATAGGTTTGGAAATTCCATGGCGATTAATAACAATAATAATTCCAATTCCAATAATAATTACTATATCAGAGCCGCGACTCCTCCCAGACAAACAAATAAACTAAGAGAAAAGGCTGATAGAAAGAAGATGAAAGCATCTCTCAGCTTGAAACGACGTTTAATCGCGAGTGGTCAGATCCCGGGTGGGCGACACTGGGATGGGAGACGATGGCGCAATCTTAATAAAACCAACGTGAAGGGATTTTACCTGAGTGATTTTACCAATGCCGGCGCCGTGAAACATATAAAGAAACATAAACGAGTGTATCTTAACGTAGACGTGCGCAATGCTAAGGTGCAACACGTATACGATAGGGATGGTATTATTCGTCTTCTCGTAAATGGGAGATATTTGGCTAAAAGTCCGTTAACCCGTAGAAATTTTACCCTCGAAAACGTTATGCCGTATTAAGGTGTTTCCGACATACAGCGCTATACATATCACTTCCTCCTATGAGTTCTAGTGTTCGATCCGCCACCTTACGTTGTGTAAATGGGCCCGGGTTTCCATTATTACATACCATACACAAAGCCGAGAGTTTAGTGACCTCCGATGCAAGTGGAATGCAATCGATCAGTTCTCCAAACTTCCGTTGATACGAATCCCCGTCTAATCCAGTAAGAATAATGGTCTTACCCGTCACCAATACACATTCTACAAACTTCTTCAAACGCGGAAAAAATTGCGCTTCATCTACGGCTATTATATCAACTTCGTCAAACTCGTCGGTATGAATGATATCAAATAGATCGTATACTTTATGACAGTTGAATTTTACGTTATCGTGCGTTTTAAGTACTTCATCAGGTGATCGTGTATCTTTCGCAGAGTTTACGACGAGTACTTTTTTACCTATAACTTTAAGACGTTTCAGACGACGGATCAATTCCGAAGTCTTGCCTGAAAACATATTCCCCATGATAATCGAAAGCCCCATCTCACTGATTATTATTATCTTGTATTTTTTATATGGGATATATCCACAGGGCAGTTTTCAATGGGTACACCGGATATTACAATTCATCTACAGGCCGTGTAAAATTTAACGACAAAGTATACCCGAGCATCGAAGTTGCTGTTAAATATCTTACAAAACCCTAACGTATACCGGACGTTCCGTGCGTATAATAGCGAGCCCTATTTGTAAAAGTCTTCGTGCAAACTGTGTCTTCACCACCACCGTACTAAATTCTACATATTTTCGTGAATTTGGTCTATGATGATCGAGAACCTTCTTCATAGATAAAATTCGTCCCAATGATAAATTATTACAATATACCGTGTTCAATTCAAGTCTCACGGGTTTGTTAAACGTCCACACACTTTTGAAAAATAAATCTAGATGTTTTGGTGTAGTTTTATCGGTTATTGTTAAAGCGCATGTTTGTGCCATACTTTAAATATAGATTAATTTCTTTATAAATATTAAAGATGCCAGTGCGTAAGAAGTCCCCGAGTTCTATGCTCACGTCTATAAGTAAGCGTCCCAATAAATCCGTACAAACTCGGGTTAGAAAACTAACTAACTTATCCAACTTAAAAACCAATACTCACCGCGAACTCGAAAATCGTCAGCGTGAACTCGAGAAAGCTAAACGTATCATCATGCGCGCTAGAGCAGCTGGTGAGAAACGACTGGTTGCAAAAATGATGCGTGAAATGGGATACCAGCGACTCAACAACCCTTAAACAAAAATCTCAGTAAAATATTAGATGAACGACAAAACTCTTGTTTTCAGTTGGTGGTTATGGATTTTAGCAATCCTTTTTAGACTAGGGTTTACATCTTATTCACCGTTCTTGCCATTATTGATTGCACTCGTCGTTGCAACATACTTGGTGTTATACAAGTTCCGTCGTGAGTATCACTGGACAAAGAAGGTAGTCATCATGTCTTTAGAACTTTTGTTTACAGTGATGAGTTATTCGCCCAGGTCTATTTTTGATACGACAGACCTGATGATTACTACCATGGTAACTATGGTATACCTATTCTATGTAAATTTGAATGGTACAAATGTTTATGAGTTGTATTTTAAAAGATTTCCCGAGGCACACAAGGATGAAACTTTCATGGAACACCTAAAAAATCTCAGTAAAAGGTAAGATGCCTCTCACCGATGCTCAAATTACTCGAAAAGTTGGGCAACTGCGTAGAACAGAAGGTCAAATCTATGCACCTCTCAAATACTTCAGAGGGCTTGAGACTCTCAAGGAGGTTGAAGCTCGTTACAAGAAGATGCTCAAGAAAGACTACACCAAGTTCAGAACAGACGAAGGACGAAAGACGAAGACTTCCTCCTACACCCAAAAGTTCCGGAAAAGGTACGGCTCAGATGTTAAGTCGTTACCAGATATTGCGAAGGCTACTGGCATTCCTCTAAAGACTGTGAAGACCATCTACAATAGGGGACTCGCTGCGTGGAGAACCGGGCATCGACCGGGAGCTTCTCCACAAGCGTGGGGGTACGCTAGGGTTCATAGTTTCGCCACTAAGGGGAAGACGTACTACACTGCTGATAAGGATTTACGATAGTTCATTTCCACGCACTTTCCACAAATTCCTTTGACCACTGAAAATGAGAATTTTGGGTTTCTAATGTCGTGAGAACAACATTATCTCTTGTATATCCTTTACCATTATCAATTCTTTCGAGGGACACGCGCCAATCGCCGTCAATGTTCATTGGAATATCTAAATAATAACACCGTCCACGTTGCTTTTCCCATATGTCTATAAGATATTCAATAGTAATTTCACTTTCCCGATGATTACGACCCTTCGCGTTTCTTTTTTTCGTATGACCTATAGAATTATTTTTTAATTTTCTCAACATAGTATACAATCTTGGTGGAGTATTTCCCCGTTTTGATTCACTAGTATGTTGGTTATATGGAATCGAATTATATATTCTTGATTTATGAACTTCATGCTCGTCGTATGCATCAGTATTACGCAAATTATACACACTCATAAATTTTTCACGTGACCATTGAGTAAAACCAGTCTGAAAAGCTATATGTATTAATACACAATTTTCGGCACTGTAACCGCGTGTTTCATCCAAACGTTCCAAACTTACACATTTTGGTGTAAGCCTTCCACTACTGTAAGCACATTTGAAATTTTCCTCTTCCAGGGTATCGGCAACCCATGTTCCAAAGTAATCTATTGTCCAATCAAATTTGTGTTCCCTGGAAGGTGCTCTGCGTTCTGAAGTTTCACCATTGCGGACTTTTGTCCTACGTTTTGATCCGTCATACAATGACTTTATCTTATATCGCCATGTGTCTGTGCGATAATTGTTTCGACCTCCGTACACTTGTCCATTCATCTCTACCTTTGGAATTTTGAAACGGGATGGAATCCGTATGTTTGTAAGAATTTGAGTTTTGGATTCATCTTCATACCATGTAGTGATAGATCTACATACAGAACGACCTAGATGTTGAGATATATACACAGCCGCGGCTATGCTAGACCTGAAACATAAACCCCTGTTTATCCCATATTCGGGTATTGGTGAAATTTGATATTGTCTTTGCCTGTGAAGCTCTTCTTTTTTATAGACGCACCAAAAACCAGTTTTTGTCTTGTCTGGAATCAATATGAGTTTTTCATTTTCAACCATAGTTTTTGCTTCTTCGTCATCTATAGTTTGTAGTAGGATCATCTCTAATTAAAGGACTACCCACTTCTTTAACCATGACCATCTCAGCCAACAAAAATCTGCGTTAAATACAAGATGGTTCAGAGTTTCGCCACTAAGGGGAAGACGTACTACACTGCTGATAAGGATTTACGTTAGAAGTTTTAAACGCGTAGGCTAGTTTCGAACCCTTCGGTGGTTTTTTACAATATATCTTACAATCACAACAATCCCTTACAGACACGAGTTGCTTTTTAGTCGCGTAACATCGTGTCGGTAACATAATATCTTTGGAGAGGTACCTAAGTATCTGGTCTGTGAGTATCATACTGTTATTTAAAGATTTTTTCTTTATATAAGAATATGACCGATCGAATCTCTTGGAACGAGTACTTCATGAAAGCCGCCGAGCTCGCATCCGTTCGATCCCCATGTGAACGTCTTAAAGTAGGGTGTGTTCTCGCAAAAAACAATCGTCTTATCAGTATGGGCTACAATGGTTTCTTAAGTGGCTCTGAGCATATCTCCATCGTGAGAGATGGACATGAACAAGCCACAATTCACGCAGAGATTAACTCTATAACGGATGCAGCGAAACGGGGTGTTTCCGTAGACGGTGCGACCGCTTATATTACTCATTATCCATGTTTAAATTGTTACAAAGCATTAGCAAGCAGTGGAATCAAGCATATCTATTTCAAAACCAGTTATCGCGACGATCCAGTCATCGCGGAATTAGGGTATGAAATTTCTCTATCAAAATTATAAACCCCAACTCAACGTATTTTCACGAGTAAAAGGTTCCGGGGTAAACTTTTTCGTGACGTGACGACGTTCGTTAGCATCGGGATCACATTGCGCGGGATCGTACAATATCCCACTTTTACGCTTTACTTGAGACGTTTGATCACGTCTCACGCGAGGTGTCTCTACCTTCGGTTCATACGGAATCGAAGAATGATGGAGACAAATACGAACCTTTCCATCCGGGTTACGCTTATATCCAAATGTATACTCAACCTCTGAAATTTCCCCCGTCGTCGCACACGTAAACTCGTACGTACCCATAGCGATCGCTACTTGATTATGACAGTCGATCTGATGATTATCAAAAATGACTCGACTGAAACCCTTCTTAGCGTTAATCGCGAAACCATGATCTTCCTTATATCCACTGATCACCGCGTCATGGCCCACAAAATAAGACATAGCATCGTTTGCAGTCGGGCGAAATTGCTTTGCAGCAGCCTTCGTCGGTTTGAAGAGTACGTTAGAATGATCATATCCATAAAGCTCACCCGCGCGTTCACCCGCGAGGCTAACATAATCACCACCGGAAAGGAAGCAATTAGAAATATCTACAATAGACTGTGCCCAGAAGTTTTGTGCGTCGATAACTTCATCCCTCGTCACGTGATCGACATCGGTCTTGGTGCGAAAATTATCGATAAGCTGTGAGGCTTCGTCCATAGGAGGTGAATATCTACGATTAGCTTCCGGGTCGCGTTGATCTGGGTCATAGAATATACCTCCGTCGTTACGTTTATTGGAAGGCATATTCACGGTTTTTGCAGTATTTTTACGACCACCAAATCCACGTGCGGAATTGATTTCCGTATCATATTGATCAGGATCATAAATAGCACGAGTCTTTACTCGTCGCAAACTAAAAGATCGAACAGGGGATAAGATATTCATGTAATAAGAATACGAACGCTACTTTTAAATAGGTCGTTTATCAATATTCGAAATTCGCATGAAATAAAAAATCTCCATCAAAGTAAATGGTCCACCTAGAACGGATACACGAAGAAATACGTGTACTACACATAAAGGACGAAACTTTAGTCTCGTATCGAATATACGAAAATTTTTCGAATCGAATACAACAATTTAACACTATCAAGATGGGTGGATACCCCGATCGCGATAAACTAACTGAAGAAGAGATCGAGGAACGAAAATATTTGAATTCTTATTTCGAAACTTTAAAAGAACTATTCCCACACATTGAATCGAAATGGTCTAGAAGATATGTTTAAAGATAATTCACACTCATAATGCATGACGTATATAGTAGGAGACTGCTTAGAAAAGCTTGTAGATGTACAAGATGGAAGCGTCACCACTATATACCTCGACCCACCCTTCGATAGCGGTCGTGATTACACGTTATCAGAAAATGATGCAACGGGTTTCAAAGACACATGGAAAGGTGGAGACTATAAACAATTCATAGAAAGTGTTATAGATGCATGCATCCCAAAAATGAAGAAAACGGGTACCCTGTTTTTTCATATCTCGGCTGAAAAAATGTTTACACCGGAACAGGTCTTACGATCAAAATTTAAATATGTTCAGCCTATATTTTGGAAAAAGTGTAGATCTAAGAATAACGTAAAAAAGAAGCTGGGCGCTACCATCGACATCATATTTAAATGTTCAAACTCAGCCAATCCCGTGTTTAATGTAGTATACCAAGCACGGGATGAGAAGTACGTTAATAATTCGTTCAATAATAAGGATGATAGAGGAAACTATTCGTTGGGACATGTCGTTACCGAAAATACAAAAAAAGGATATACATACCCATTTGAATTTGGTGGAATTACGTTCAATCCCGATGCGGGTTGGCGTATCAAACAGGAAGAATTAGAAAAGTTGAAGATAGATAATAGATTGCATACCCCTAAAAAAGTCGGTTCAAAGCTATACAAGAAGATCTATCTTCACGAAACGGAAGGAAAGCCCTGTACAGATCTCTGGGATGATATACATTCAATAAGTCAGGGTTCAGAATTGAGAACGTATCCTACGGCAAAACCTGTGCAATTGTTAGAAAGGATTATAAAAATATCTTCAAATGAAGGTGATTTGATACTCGACCCGATGTGTGGTTCCGGCACTGCCGGGAAAGCTGCAAAAAACTTAAATCGTGCCTACATTCTCATAGACAAGAATGATAACACGGAAATAATTAATACTCGCATACAATAGGATTTTCGAGTGCATCCATTAACCCCCGGGGATTGTCTTGCTGGATTTTGACCGTCAAATACGAACCCCTACCCAGTAAGGCCTTAACCCCATTATTCAGTGCAATTCGTAGACGCAGTCCGCATGTGTTCTCGATGGTTGCACTCGCAGAATCGTCGTTGATACGCAACTGACCAGGTTCACTCCAGAGACGTAACAACTCTTCTTTCCCAAACAGGATGACCTTTTTCTGCCTGGTCGAATGATAAATCACCCATTTCGAGTCATGTGTATCGTACACCCTTTCCAATACACTCTTGTAGTCAATCCTGGTCAGGATATTGTGCGAGAGTTGCTTATACTCGGCTCTGACATTCTCTGTAAGTTGATGCTTCGCTTCCAAATCCATAATAGGAAGATTGTCATACATATACACATATTCCTCGGCCATTTGTCTATGCTTTTCCACATAGTACAGCATGTAATCTGCATCCGACAAAGAGGCAAGAGACGTATTTTTCCAGTCGAACGAACCACTGTCCGTAGTTTTCGTCTTAATTGACACTCCTTCACCTCGTTCGTTGACGGCATCGGCGTGGTTTCTTGTCCCTCCCCTATGTTCCAGATTTCCTGTCACGTCTCGAATAAGATGAAAATTAGGATGGTTATTCACCAAGTCGATCGTATTATGCTCATTTTGAACACCCTCGTGATGCGGAGTCCCATCGTTCACAAAAGTCATGATTCGTAATTTTACGCGGAACAAGTTTTTACTTAGGTGTAATTTAGGAACTCTGCATATCTGCATACATTAATCAACTATTAAAGATTTGGCGGGAACAAAAAGTAGAATGTTATCTCT